CACACAACCAACCAACCAACCAACCAACCAACCAACTCAACCAACCAACCTGACGCTCATGCCCAGGACCCTCCGCTTCATGCGGCGTAAGGACGCAAATAGCGGGGGGTCAAGCTTTTCAGACGCATCCACACTTGTGAATGTTAGTCACGAGCATGACCCCGATGAGGACATTCAAGTCTCATCACTTGAAGGCCACCTTAGGGTGAGCACGGAACGCACGTACCAGTTGCACGTGCCCCACTTCTGTAGTGATGAGGGGAAGAAGCAATTCGATGCTATGTCTAACCCGCTCAACCAGTGTGGTCCTCTTTTTGCAGAAGAGGTGCCAGTGGTGACCGGGTCTGATTACCAATCCTTCATGGCCGCTTTCAACAAGCGATGCAACACGGTTCACACAGACGACATTGAAGATGACGTCTACAATGCCGCCTATGACTTGACCGCCTCGCTTCCTGCGTGTTTCGACCCGTGGGAGGAGAACGAGGTGGACAGGGCTAGGTGGATGGCAAAGTTTGATCCGATGAAGCGACAACGCATGGAGGACGCATACCATGAAATCCCATACACGTCCGTCAAACATATTGGCACTAAGGAACTATCAGTGAAGCATGAAACGCTCATTAAACGCAATGACCCTTCGTGGGCGCCCCGAGTTATATACGCCGGGAGCGACGTTTTTAATGCTGTCACTGGGCCTGCTGCCATGGTGGCGATGGAGCGTTTTAACGCGCTGTTGGCCACCGGCCCAATTCGGGGGATTGAGACGTTGACCGCTTACAAGCAGACCGACACAACTCTAGCGAGTTTCGTCTCAGATAACAAGAGGTACACCCACATCGTGGAAGGTGACTACTCGGCGAATGACAAGCACCAGCGCAAGCGGGTGCATTTGCTTTTTGACAAGTTTCTTTCTGTCATAAGCATGCCGAGTTGGTTACGCGAACTCCTACGTGGAATCAACAGGTTCAAAGTTCAATCGCGACATTATGGCTTGACCGCCACATTGGACAATCAACTTCCCACAGGCACCACTTTCACCACTTGCCGCAACTCGTACTACAATTGGGCGATGTTTGTGACCGGCATGCAGCAACAAAAAGCTAACGGTCGCGCCCTCATCTTGGGCGACGACTTGCTTGCTGCCATGGATAAGGCCATAAACTTGCGCCAATGGGTCCGGCATGTGGACCGCTTCAAAATGGTGCTTAAGGCGAAGAGTCCCATCAATTGGGGCGATGCAACTTTCCTATCCCGTAGGTTGATATGTGACCGTGAGGAACCCTGCATGGTGCCTTTGCTTGGCAAAGCACTTTGCCGCTTCAACACGCGGGCTCTGTTCACCGAGGACAAAACAAATTCGCAATACATCGCCGGCAAGGCCCTTAGTTATGCCTATGAGTTTCGACATGTTCCTTTCATGAGGGACTTCTTTCTGCTCCGACATGTGCAGGAGGACAAAATTAAGTTGTCTTTGGACGACCTTACTTGGACCGCGAAAATCAGTGGCGTGAATTTGGACAACCTTGTTCCGACGATTAAAAACGAGACCGTCTTGGTGAGTGACGAAGAGTTCCGTGATTGGCTCATGGAAACGTACGACCTCGGGTTGAGTGACCTGGAAGATGTATGTGAAACGGTACTTCTATCTGACGAAATGACAATGGTGGAGCATCCGGCAGTTGCTAATCTCTCAAGAGACTGGGCTTAGACTGTCACTCCTAGTGGTGCTGTAGGGATGTGAATTCCCAGGCGGTTAACGTCGCCGCACCTCAGAGTGGTCTGAAGGGCTTGACCCGCAAACCCCAG